TCATCTGCGTGAGCTAATTTGTATTTGTCTAAATCTTTCTTATCATCTTTGATAAAACCATGTACTGTCATCAATACTTTCGTAACTGCTGTTACACCAGTAACGTGATTCTTATCACAACTTATTTTTGTTCTTTTTGCGAATTCAACGTCTTTACCGTTCTTTGTTGCTTTTATTTTATTAGTTCCTGATGATGATATATTTCCAAATGTAATAACTAAAGAGGAATCAAAATACATAGTATTTCCGCCTTTGTTACATAATCTTGGTTGACCCATAATGCTTTCAGGTTTTGCTACCCAGACTTTATTAATCGCAACCATAGTATTAGTATACTGTTGGCTTTCTTTTCTTGATAAAACAATTCTTTGATTTATAAAATTACCGAATTGTTGACTCATTGCGCCTGCAGCCCATTCATTATTCATAGTAGATTTTTCTACTGACATTCTACAAGGAATAGATCCTACTGAATCCCAAAAGAAACATATGTCATAAGGTAAATTTCCTCTCTTTTGTTCATCTAAAATATCTGCCATAAATGCACTGACATCTTCGATGCATGTAAGCTTTTCTCTATCAATGAATAAAAAGAATCCATTATAATCTGATACTACTCCATCTGCGTCTGCTACTTCATTAAATTGCAAACCCATCTGTCTTGCATGATCCCAAGACCATTTCATTTCAGTAATAATAAAAACAGGTAGAATATTCATCTTTTGACAAGATACTGCAGCTTCTAATAGCGCTGTTGTCTTACCAGTATCTGAGTGTCCTCGTAATAGCGTTATATGTCCAATTGGAATACCTGGAATTTGTAAGGCTTCTTGAAAAGCACTAGATACAGGAATCCATTTTTGATCTTTAAATTTAACTGATGTTGAACTTAAATTTTTACTCTTTTTAAACTTATCTAAATTAAAATTGCCTTTAACGGCTTCAGATATAGTTTCATTTACTGTTTTTGTTGCTTTTGCCATAAACTTGTTTTAAAAAAATCCCCCTCATTTAAGAGAGGGATTGTCATTTAGAAATCTAGAAATAGATCATCGATTTTTGAATCTATCGAGGATTTTTGTGTGTTTAAACTGTACTTGGGTTCCGGGGATTTTTCCCATGGAAGATCTCCAATTTCTTCAGTTTTTGATTCTACTGAATCTGCAGATTGTTTGATCTCTTCTTCTGGATTTAAGAATGTCATCAATGCTGATTTCATTTCTTCGTAAGAGAATCTCTTGAAAAGAGTGCTCGGATCAGGTTGATTTTGCAACCAAAGTTTAACTTTTTCTGCATCTTCAGACAATGGCGTGATTTTTGTACGCACTCTTACAGTAGACGTGTTATACATCAATCCTGTAGTTTCTTTACCTGATGTCTCAACGGTGATGTCTCGACCTTGAATAGGATCTGTGTAATCTCCAACATCTTCGTCTTCAACCAAACTTAATAAGTCCATGTAAACTTGTTTACCGAATTCCCAAAGACGAACGCCTTTGTCTTCTTCGCCTCTAACAATTACAGGAACAAATACTCTTAGTTTTGGTTCTAACTTTTTAGCTGTAGACCAATTTTCTTTCTCGCTTGATCTTCTTAGACCTTGTGCGAATTCTACTATCGGATCTTTTTCTCCAAAAGTGGTAGGAGATACCATCATTTTGTTTCCGATACCATAGTGAATAAACACCTCTTTAAATGGATTTTGTCTATCATATGCAGATGGCACAATCCTAATTAAGTGTTTTCCTACTGTGGGTTTCCAAATGGTTTGAGAGTAGTCTTTTTTCTGACCACCTCTCGGGTTTTGCAAAGCGCTTAATCGCGACTTTAATGAATTTAAGTCCATACTCATAACGTTTTTTTTTTAAAAATACATAAAACCTGTTAATAATAAAACTTTATTTTACACGTTCACTATTTTGTGAATGATTGTGTTTAATTTTTTAAGTTGGTAATCTTGTGTAAGAAGTACGCTGTTTTGATGATCTTTCCAGTTTATAGGAAATGAGGAATCCAGAACTCCGTTATTTAGACTCTTAATAAGTACATTTAACGCATTAATTGTGTAGAGAGTGTTTGTTTCTTTTTTTCTGTGTAAAAGAATTGTATTTGGAAGTATTCTAGTCGAAGATGTTTCTGGTTCTATATTATACGTACATAGGTATTCGTCTGATTCAGGTGAACTCATTACAAATATTTTTCCGAACATTATCTTATATTCTCGGTTAATTTCAGCGAGTTTATTGTCAAGTTCTTCTTTTGGAGAAAAGGTGCAAAATAGTTTATTGCTCATGTCTTCGTGGTATAGATCTTTAATGTCTTCCATAACTATCTTTTATAAATATTTGATTTTTTATTATAACGAATAATCTTTTCCGTGTTTATGTTTAACAACTAAGCCGTTTTCTTCGAGTATATTTTTTATCTTTATGAGTGTTTGTTTTCCGTCTTCTATAGAAAAATCAAAAAGAAATGAGTCATAAGTGATTAATATTAACTCGCTTTTTTTATCAGCCAATAGAGCGTGAAGTTTTTCTATTTTCTCTAGATTAGTAAGTGTTTCTAAGTTTTGAACAATGTAGTTGAATAACTTCAACTTATTCATTTCTTTAGATTTTTTTACTATTCTACCAGTTGGTAATACGCTTGATCCAAATGTATTGTATTTTTTCCACTCTTTATCAATATATGTATCTAGTTGAGAAAAAAACTCTATGTGTTTGTATTGTTCTTCTATTCCACCGTAAAGTTGCTTAAATGTAATTTCTTTTGATTTCTCGTATTCTTTCTCGGTTAGCATGCCTGTTGAAAAGTATTGTTTCCCCAACACTACGTGAGGATGAGAATCTTTAGGCCACTCGAATCCTGTTAGTTTTGCAATAAGTCTTAAGTGATATGAGTCGAAGTCAAATTCAACAAATACATCATTTTTTGGAATAAAACACTCCCTAAAAGATTTTTCTTTGGGTATGGCTAAAAAATTTATTGAATTGAAAGCATTAGTTGGTCGACCTGTTACATTATATAAGTTGTATAATCCATATGCTATACCGTCTTTTATAGAAAAGTTTTTAACTGTTGGATTAAATTTTGAATAAAATAAACTTTCATCTATTTTTATACCGCGTTCTTCTACCAACTTATAGGATCTGGTTATTCTTTTTTCTATGTCAATTGATGTTTCTAGTCCTATAAGATTTTCTACCTTTTTAAATAGACACTCACATTTTTCATAGTGTTTGGTTATCGGTACTATTTGATTTTCTTGTTCATCTTGATAATAAATTTGTTTAAATCTATTATGAAAATGAGTATCGCAATCAAACTCTTGAAATTTACCTGTTTGATTAGCTGAAACGAATTGTAAATCTATAGCATTGTTTAAATCGAAAAAATATGAATGGTATTTTTCATCAAGTAAGTATACAGTCTTGTGTTGATCTAAGAATTTATTTATATCAGATGTTTGCAAACTCAAACCCTCACTGTGTTCTATTACTAGTATGTAACCTTTTTTAAAGTCGTTGTAGTATACAATAGACGAGCTAGTAAGTTTTGGATGGTAATTATCGTTTTGAGTTACTACCTGGATGAAACAGGAGTCGCTGGGCGACATTTGACGCAGCTGATCGATGTGTTCTATGACAAAGTACATAACCTTTTTAATTTTAACTAAAATACATATTAGAGTCGAATAATAGAAATTATTTTATTCGGTCGGCCTTGCAAACTTATCATATTTATCGCCTATATATGCTACGATGCCTAAGAAAGTTTTTTCGGCTATCTCTACCAATCTTTTATTTGTGTCTATTATACCAGCTCTAATATCATACTGAGATATTCTTTTTTGATTTAGCGGTCCAGTTATTTTCCACATGATTTTTGTGGTCAGATAATTAGAAACATCATAAGGCACAGTTCCATCTTGTATAGCGAAATACTCATCTGGAGAGATTTCTGTTACATAGCCTGCGCTGTTGGTTCTTTTGCAAAAGTACCTCATAATTGATCCTGCGTAATAATCATCTTCTATTACTGTTGGGAAATATGAAGTTGGTTCTCCTTTGAATTTTGGTGTAGGCAACGCAACGCTAAGAGCTCCCGTGGATTGATTATTGAATGTTTGATTATTATTGCTTTGTGCTAAAGCCGCTCTAACTTTAGGAGTTAGTGGTGTATTATTTAAGTATTCATTTCCTTGATATATAGGAATTCTTGATAGTCTTTCATTTTTTCCAACTATTGGATTAGCTCCAGTAAAAAATTTACCATCAAAAGTTTCATAGTATTTTCCTTTATATGGATTTTCGTTTAATAGAAACTCGTTGCCAGTTGTATTTTTATTTGCTTTTATTTTCGATAGAGGATAATATCTTAATGACATATACTATAGTTTTTAATTTTATTATGCGCTAAACCAAGATTGCCCTACAATAAATCCACCTTTGCTTTTTAACTCGTCTATATATTTAGGATTCGTTCCTGGTCCGTATGCTTTTAGATTTGCTGCTGTGAAATTAACGATAGATTTTGCTACTGTAGGTAGTACAGATACCATGCCTTGATATATTTTATCTCTATTTTTTGTTGGCGGTCCATTAACAAAATTTGGACTAGGTCTATGTCCGTCACTTTTTGTTCCGGTAACTGATTGAAATTGATTTTTCTCTCTAAGAATAACAGAAACTGTTTTATTTCTATTTCTAGCTCTATTTAGCATTGCTGCAGTAATATGTCCATTTTCTTGAACGCTTCCTCCTGATTCAGCAAATGTAGCTGATACGAGTTCATTAAATTCTATATCAGATAAAGCTCTTCCTATATAATCTTCACACGCTTTTCTAGCTTCTGCATTTGTTGCAGTGAATGATGTACAGCTTCCTTCAGAATACGAATTTCCACCACCAGAATTACTATATGGACTAACACCATCGACCTCAGCTTGAGCAAGTGGATTAAAATTAAAGTATTTTTTATCTGAATAAAAATCATTTGCTGTCTTCATAAAGAACATATTCGCTTTAACTGATGTATCCCAATTGTTTCCTTGTATACTATGATCTAAACCTACCACAACGAATCCGACTCTTTTTTCTTGAGACTGATTAAATCTTGCATACGTATTTGGCAGCATCTGTTCTGGCAGCAGGAATGCGTGTCCCATAGAGAATCCTGATATACCATCGGTTGTAAAGTCGACAGAGACTGGTATCATTGCAGACGCTCTGGTAGCGGCTCTTTCAGACTTCTTATTATTCATCCTGTCTATATAGTAGTTCAAAGCCTGAGGAGTACCATCAATTTGTGGCTGATCTGTTCTAAAAATACTATTTACATAAGAGTTGAACATGCCCGCCGCTTTGACTTCTCCATCAGTTACTTTTTTAACGTCTTGATTTACTGTAGCAGCTTGCGGTTTATATCTGTCTGAAAAATTCAAATTGTATACTCCGAATGGGGTAGCATCTTTACTCGCAGACGATTTCTTATCTGAGTTT